GAGTCTTGGCGGGATAAGGTATCTGCTGCGATCTGCTTTACTAACAGTTCAAAGATTAATCCAGTATTCTTGTACTTTGAATGTTTAATTCTCATGAGTATACTATTCTACTAATATAAATATATGTGCTTAACCTAAATCCTTAATATTACTTTCATCAAGCATATCTGACTCTTTTTCCTCCTTTTTTTCGAAAATCAAACTCTTCTTTGGTGGGAATAAGTCTTTATTTTGGTAAAACACTGATTTAGTTTGTAGATTGTCAATCTTAGAGTCTTCAGTAACAGTAATCTCTTGATCTTCTTCGTTGTCGTAGCCGCCGTGCATATCATGAGTACCTAGTCTGTCTCCGCCGAATGGACTGTCTTGAGTACCATAAGTAGAGGCATGAATCTGAGGTCTTCCTTCAGGATTGCTTTCATCGTAACCGATTGGGATCTTAGGACCGTCGAAACCTCTTCTACCGTACATAGAAGCAAGGTCGTGAGGTGTACCGTAAGTAACTCCAGATTTAGCTGGGTCGTTACCTTCGTTTTCAATCTGAGCGATTCTAAAGGCTCTCTTACTGTCTTCCCTAACTAGATCTCTCTGTTCGTTAAACTGATCTTCAGATAAGTTAAAGATGTTTTCGTAAATATAATCTGTAGCGAATAATTTACTTTCAGCCATTTGTGAAGCTAGATCCATCTTTTCTTTTAATAGAGCGATCTTTTCTTGCTCGTATATAATAGATGGAGTAGTTAGTTTAAGTTCAAAGTTTGTTAACCCTTCTCCTTTGTATCCTTGAACGTATAAATGTACTAGAGCAATCTTAGTTAATTCAGATTCGATAATTCTCTGAATACGTTCGATAGTTCTTGCGAATCTAATATCTTCTGCTGCTAGAGTAGCTTTACCTTGCAAGTCTCCTTCGTAACCAAAGTATGCTTTAGGTACTTTTAATGCAGCAAACATTTTATCTCTTAGGTACTCAACATCGTTAGTACCGTCGTAATCTAATCCTTTAGTAGTATCGATTCTTGTTGTTGCATCCCCACCTCTAACTGGAATATAGAAATCCTCCATCATGTTCTGCATATTGAACTTGAGGTTATATTGACCGGTTTGTTGATCAATATAAGGAGTCTTTTTCATACCGTTGATAGTCTTTTGCATAAACTGCTCAACTTCGTTAGGTGGGATCTGTCCTACGTTTACATAAAATACTCTCTTTTCGGGAGCTCTCATGATACGGTGTATTAACATCGCATCTTCCATTAAAGTTAACTGCTTAAAAATCTTTCTAGCAGGTTCAATGTAAGAGCGTCCGTAAGGAAGGTAGTTGGTGTCTGAGAGTAACCTAAAGTGTGCTACTTCGTAGTTATCTAATTTAATGATCTTATCCTTGTGTCTAGGAATGTAGTTTGGATCAGATGATGATGCAATACCGTCTGGGTCGATAGTAAATGTTACTTTAGCTGGTTCGTCAGGATCTTGACTCTCATGTCTTACCATACTGTAGACTGTGTAGGGTAGAACATTGTATACACCGAATTCTTCAGCTACCTCTAACTTTAAGAAGAAGTCTCCATACTTACACATATTACGAGTCCATGACCATAAGTTAAACTCAAGGTTTAAAACATCGTAGAATAAGTTATGAAGGATTTTTTTAACGTTTTCGTCAGACGACTTGATAGTTAGAATGTCGCCCATATCGTTTTTAAGAGTAGCTTCGTCAGCTAAGATATCTAATGCTGAAGCAATAATAGGATCTGTGTCCATTGCTTCATAATCAGAATATAATTGAATCCTTAACGTCTGATAGTTCAGGTTAGGATTGAAAATGTTCTTATTGTTGTATAAGTATAGTCTTGAGAATCTATCTACCAGAGAGTTGGTTTCATATCTACCTGTACTCTGAATGTGATTAACGTCAGCTACCTTAAGCTGATTTCCGCCGACGTTGCGAATTACTACGTCGGTAGAAAATAATCTCTGCAGTCTACCAAATAAGGAAGTATCAGCCATGTAAAAATAGTTTAATTATAAATAGGCCTACTAAAGTAACCAGGATATGTCCTGTTCACCATCAGGGGTTTTTACAATATATGGATTATTTTGCATATTACCAACTGAATATGCAGCTCCTTGCCTCTGATTTAGATTTGAAATAGCTGATAGGTTTGCTCTAGATAAGTCCATACCCTGCTGTCTTAATCTTAGTGCTGTATCTCTAACGTACAACCCTGTTGCGAATGCCATTACTAAGTCATCATTATAGTTAGTTTGTGCTTGTGCTTTTCCGTTCTTCCATACAAATACCCTCATCTCTTTTAATAGACGTTGAGATTTTATAGTCACGGACCTTTCTCTGATGTAGTCCATCATCTTAGCAATAACTAAAGGACGAGTTCTCATAGACATTGTAAAACCGGGAGTAAGATTACCTCTCTCCATCTTAGTCATATAACTCTCTACAGTATCTTGATCTGACTTAGAAGAATAGTACATGTTCTGGTAATCCCTTTCTATGATCTGTTCGATAGTAGACCATCCTATATTTGCATTTTCTACTACAAGTAGTGCGTTATTATATTCGGAGGCTACTCCTACTAATAAGTTCCCGAATTCCTTAGGAGGTACTTTACTCTTAAATTCAGCTACTTGATTTGCTCCTTCGATATCAAATACATGGAAGGTAGAAAAATCTTGTCCGTCACCTCTAGCGACGTCGGCTACTACCATATACGATTTTGTGTAGTCCGGGTACTCCCATATCCAGTAGTCTCCGCTTACTCCTCTTTTTTCAGTAGGATCTTGCTGAGAGGTAGTTTCCATGTAAACTAAATCTTCAGGCTCGAATACCGTATCTCCCGATGATAAGAAGTCACAGTCACACTCTTGAGCAGCCATCCTCGGACCTAAGTCAGCATCTTGTTGATCTCTCCATTCTTGATTCCTCTCAGGATGTACTTGCCAGGGTAGCCTGATGGGTATGAAGCTATTCTCTCCAGTCTCTGCCTTTTCAAAGGTTTGATGGAACCAGTTACCAATACCGTTGGGAGTTGATAAAGCCATACACTGGCCTCCGGTAGCAAGAGTTTGTTGTGCTGAAGCGTAAGTTTCTTCAATATTATCGATAAAAGCTGCCTCATCGATCAATAGTAACGATACTGCTTCTGAACGTGCAGCATCTGAATTGGATGATTTAGCTGATATTCTTGAACCGTTTTTTAATCTTAACGAGAGTTTGTTCTTCTCTACTGCTTTTAACTGTAACCAGGAAGGTAACTGTTCATACATAAACTGCACTTTAGTTACTAGGTTACGTGCAGTAGCTTGAGTAGTTGCTAGTGCTAATACGTTCTTATCTTTATGAAAGAGCATTAACCATAATGCGTAACCAGCAGCTAAAGTAGAGATACCTAACTGTCTTGATTTAAGAGTAATTAGGTACTGATGATCTCTAAATAAATGCAGTACCTTATCCTGGAATGGGTAGAGATTGAATAGAATACGTCCTCTTTGAGGGTGCTGAATATAGCAGTATTTTTTCATAAAGTATGCAGGATCTTTTGCACACTTAGCGTATTCCTGTATTACTATTTTCTTTACATCTTGTTGACTCATAGCATTATTACTACACCGATGACTATTCCGGCTAGAGAACCTCCAACAAAGCCTTGAAACATCTTACCCCTTAGTGCTACTTTATTAGCCAAGATAATTTTTTCTTTTGCTTCAATCTGTCTGTCTTTCTCTTTACCGATCTCTACGTAGTTGTCGATCTTATCATCAAGTATACCGATTTCGCTATCTTTAGCTTCAATAGCAGTTTTTAGACTCTGAATGTCAATAAGATAACTTTGAGCGGTTGTTTCACACAAATCTCCTTTTTCTAAATCTTCGATAATCTGCCTTACCATTTCATCAGGAAAACAAACTAGCGTATCTCCTTCGTTACTTACTGTAACGCTCTGTGAAATAGCTGGCGAGCTGAGCAGTAGAAAGCTTATTAAGCTCATCCATTTTACGATTGAATGCATCTTTTTCTTGTTTACGTTTTTGTTCTTCGTCGTGTAGAGCAGCTAAAGCACTATCGGCTTTTGTTCTGAGAAGTTCTTTTTCTAAATCAAGTAACGTAATACAGTTTTGTAGTGAATCTACAGTTGTTTGACTCTGCTCAATCTCTTCTCTGAGTTTATCTTCGTATTTGTTTGCTAGAGGGGATAGTAGTCCAAAAGCATACATTGCAGCTATTGCTACTGCTACTATAACTATTATATTGTTTACCGTAACTTTCATATATATAAATATATGTTAACTAACTTTTAAGTGCACTGATGAGATTGAGCTTTGGGAGCCGGCATAGTTTACAATATCTGTAATAGCATCTGTTACCTTATCTTTGTCTCCAGTTTCTAATACCTTAATAACACAAAGTGCTTGATATTTAGAGGAAATCCAATCTGTAGATTTCTCTTTTAGTTCTTCTGCTGTAATAGTAAAATCTCCGAATCTTTTTGCTAATTCAATAAACTCTTGTATAAATGAATCTGATAAGTCTACTGCTTTCTTAAGTGCTTCATTTTGTGCCGGTATATCACCTGCGCTGTTTTTAGCTAGAAGCATCTTCAATACCCCGCCACCAATCTTACCTTGAGAAGCTGTCTTACCTTTTAGCTCACCTTGGAAGCTTGATCCATCTGTTGAGAAGGTTCTCAATTGCATCTTAGCGTTAGACTTAAAGTTTATGTAAGCATCTTTAGAAGTAGGGGATACAATAGAAGAAGCATACTCGTCTTTTTCCGATTGTAACTGTCTAGCTCTAACTGTCAATTTACTTTCAGGTCCTAATTTCTTTAATGATGCTCCTAACAGCTTTCTTTCATCAAATAGTTCTACCATCTGATTATTTAATTCAGCAATACTGTCGGTTTTAAACTGTATATTTCTTACTGCTGGGGACACTATCCAGATATCTGAAGGATTCCATTTATCATCTTGGATTTTCCATCCGTTAGCTTTCCTAACTGTTCTCCAGGCTTGGTAGATTTTATCTACAAACTCAGATCCTCTGTGAAATTCAAATCCTGTACCGGCATACCCCAACAACATCTTTGCTGTATTAACAAAGGTATTAGCCCATCCTGGTGAGTTCTGAATAAAGTAAATTATATCCTCAATGGAAGAAGTAGTGTTAATATCTTTAGCAATAGACTTTAGATTATCTGATGTTAGATCTTTTGTGGTGATCTCAGATCCTATCTTTTGAGCTAAAGCGTTTACAGCACATTGGCAAGATTCTTGAATAGTAGTCTGTGCTGCTCCGCCGCCTGATCCTGCTCCGCCACCGAAGTCGGTAGTCTTTTTTAGTTTACTGGTAGTAATTGTATTACCGTCTTTATCTTGTAGAGTAACAGGTCCTTTAGCTGGTGTCCAGTCTTGGAGTTCAGCTACTTTTTCACCTTTCGGATCGTATACAATAAATGTTTCGCCTCCTTTATCTAACTCTAAAGCTTCGCCGCTTTTTATCTTTTGAATTAAGATATCAACTCTTTCTTCTTTAGTTTTAGAATTTTGCTTACCTAATTCCTTAGGTGTTAAAGGAGTCTCTTTTAAATCTATGCCGAAAACTTCTCTAAAGATTTCAAGATCTTTTTCGTTAGTCATGTCAGGATATCCCTTTTCAGTTCTCCATGACCACTCTTGTATGAGTTTATCTAGTATATCCATTTTTAAGCTTCTACGCCTGCAAAGACGTCTTCTTCGCCACCACCTGCTGCCGGTGCTTCGGCTCCAGTATCTGCACCTAAGTCTGCGCCTGCTTCGGCTCCGCCTTCTGCTCCAGGAAACTCTCCGCCTCCTCCTTCAGCACCTCCGAATACATCTTCTCCAGATGCTGCATCATCAAATTGGGAGGTAATAGGACCTGATGCTAGCATATGTCCGATCTTATCTAAGCATTGCTGGTATTCTGATACGTTGTTTAAGAAGTATCTTTTTCCTTCTACAGTAGCTTGAAATCCTTTTCCCATCCATTTTAATTGAATGTCTTGTCCGTTTTTAAACTCTACTTTAAATGTAGATGGTTTTGGTGACATCCAACCTACTTTTTCTACAAACTCCTCAAACTCAGGAGTCATTAAGTGTACTAAAGTCTTTTTTAATGTAGGGAATTTAGCTAAGATGTCGGCTGTTGGATCAGCTTCTTCTGCTGCTTCTACTTCTTCGGAATCAGCAAATTCAGTATCAGGAGTTTCTTCTGGTACTTCCTCAGTCTCCTCTTCGTCGCCTTCAGCTTCTGATAAGTGGCCGGCGTATCCTTTAACTACGTTTCTAGGGTCAGCCATATCTAGACCTTTCTGAAGGAAGTCTACTCTCTTTTGGATCACTCCTTTCATTAGCTGGAGAGTCTCTAGGTCAAACTCGTCTTCAACAGCATCTAGAAACTCTTGAGTTTCCATTTCTGCAAGAAGTGTTCTTAGTTGAGTTTCGTTTAGACTGTAAGCTTCTTCAGGAAGAATAGCATTCATTGAAGCTGTTTCTGCTAACAATTCGTAGTAAGCTTCTTCGATAATATCTTTTAAGTCCTGTTTAGTCATCTTATCTTACTCTACAATGATCTTTACCTGTTAAATAAGGCTTTTTACATTCAGTACCTTTAACGTGTGTTCTGCCACATTTACCGCAACAAGTAGCTTTATTCTCAGTCAAAGATTCATCAACCTCGCCTTTATATTCCTGTCCTGCTCCGATACCGGCTATTATCTTTTCTAGTTCAGCGGATAATGCTTTTTTCTTAGTAGTAAGGTCTTTTAGTATAGGTACTACTGATTTGTCTCCTTCTTTGTATTTCTTAGCTAGCTCTTTCATTTTAGTAACGGTGGCGTCTAGTTCTGTACGTACTGTCTTTTCGCCTCTCTTTCTAGCTTCTTTCAAGAACTTCTCGTTGTACTGTCCTAGGTTTATAGTATGTACTTTATCTAGAGAATCTTTAATCTTCATTACAATACCGTCATTCTCGATAACTTTAACTACCCCGTAACCTCTTAGTTGTAACTCTTTACCAGGTTTAATTTTCTCAAACTCTGCTTTTTTAATCTCGTCTAACGTATCTTCTTTTAGATTTTGTTCTCTTCTTGCTTTTTCGTCAGCTGCTAATTTTTCTAAACGTTTTTCGAAAGCAGATTTTTCTTTAGGTTCTGCAGTATCGTAGTCTGGTAAGTTAGCGAGTAAAGAGTCGGCCATTGTACTTAACTCTTCGTCAGGATTAACATCCTTACCTTTTAATGCTCCAAATTGCCAAGCATCTCTCAAGTATTGAAATACTAAATCTTCTTTAGTACGTGGTTCGTAATCCTCTGCTAATTCTTCTCCAGAATGTCCATCTACTGCGGCATCGATTTGAGGCTTCATAGTCTCAAACTCTAAATAATGAGTAGCTTTAGATATGTACTCTCTAGCCATCATTACCTTGTGTTGCCACCAGTTAGGAAAATCTACATGATCTTCCATTTGTTCGTAGTGGTGGAGTAACTTATATAGTTTAGCAGCGTAATCCGCAGTATCAAAAGCAAACTGTTTTAACATACCGGGTTCGTCGTCTATATGACCTATAGAGATATTCTCTTCTTCCATCGGTGCAATCTTTGCACCTTTCTTTTTCATCTCCATTTCTTCTTCAGGAGTTACGACTTGAGCAACAGTCTTACCAGAAGGTCCTGTTACTGTTTTTAACTTTCCTGTGTTTTCTGCTAGTACTTCTTGAATAGCTTCGGTGATAGTTTTTTTATTAAAAGACATGGCCATATTATCTTGTTTCTTTATAAATAGCAATTAGTCGTGGTAGTTAATGAATCTACGTAAAGCCTTAGCTTTAGTACTACCTTTATCTTTCATGCTACTGAGTTTCTGTCTTACTTTTGATATCTTGATCTTACCGTCTTCTCCTTTTAGGCTAGAGTCTTTAGATAAAATTCCTGGGTTCATTGCTTTATGAACATCTTTAGCTTCTTGCATCTCTGCAAGTACCTCTCTTACGATTTCTGTTAATTTTTCTCTAGTCATAGCTGTATAATAGAAACTACAAAAATATTATATTAGGCCTCCTGGTCTCCCTGACGTAGTTCTTCTTCGGATATTTGAGGTAGGAAACTTCATCAGCTACTTTTCATTTCTTTCTTGCCAGTCGTATGAGATGCTATCTTTCTGAATAGGACCTCCTTTAGCCCAAGTTCTACAAGTTCTAGCTGAGTGACATTTAAAATGATGCATCCAACAATACCCTAATCTTCCATCTTCATCAGATACCTCACCAGGCATACAGTTTTCCATTCTTGGAGAAATATCAAAAGCTACACAGTTGCCACACAGTGACTTCTTAGCTGCTTCTTCAGTAGTATCCCAATGCTTAGCAATATCTTTCCAGTAATCGCCGGGTTCATCTACGTTTAATGGACCGTACTTAATGTGATCGGCTTTGATTGAAGCATCTCTATTCTTAGTGTTGATTTCTAAGTCTAAAGTAGCTACCGGACATTCTGTAGCAGCTTCTAATAAGATGTTGGTTAGCTTTCTCATTTTTTCTTTTTCTTAGAGCTGTAGTTAGCAACACCTACGTTTCTACATTGACTAATAGCCATTGATTTGTAGGCTGAGGTTTTCATGCCGTATATGCCGTCTACTTTTTTATGGCAAGCGTCTTTTGGTTTACCGTCTGCTCTATGGGTAGCGGTTGCTTTACCAGGTTTCTTTTTCTTCTCAGCAAGCACTTCACGAACTAATTGCTCTAATTGCTCAGTAGTTACTTTTCCTTTCTTAGTATTAGTTATTACTTGAGCTCCTTTCTTACCTGCTGCTTTTGTATTTTTACTTTCTCCTAAATTAGTAGACTGGGTACCGCCTTGAGGTTTGATATAATCAGAAGCGAAAGCTTTTAAACTGTCGACTGATTGAAATACCGGTGTTCCTTTTTCTTCTCCAGTTTCTACATCAATTAATGAATATTTAGCTCTATCGGAACCTATCTTAATTAACTTAAAGATAAATTCCCCGTATCTTGATTCTAGTTCTTGAGGCCACTGTTCTTTCACTTCTCTAGTTACTTTTGCTTTTTTAGTATTACTTACAAACTGCTTACCTTTCTTGCCACCTTCCTTTTTCTTTCTAGCTGTAGCTGCTCTTTGTGACTGGGTCATTGAGTTTGCTTTTGCTTGAGGTAGACAGCGATCAGGATTACTCTGCTTTTTAGATGTACCGCAAGGACCGCCTATTTCACCGGATGATGTGATTCTTACCCACTTCTTTTTAATCCAGTCACGAAGGTTTTCAGCCATGACAGAATCCTCTTGAAGTATTTCTTCTAGAAGCTCTCTCATGAAAGCGTATGTAGCGCTATCAATGTTCTTCTTGTTGAAAGAATCTTTTGTCATTTAAATCTATCTTTATGACTAATTCACCTTCGCCTTTTATGACTCGGTGCCAATCGTGCCTTTCTATAAATAGTAAGTCTCCTACCTCTAGTTCATATGGTAGTTCGTTGTCGTACTGAAAGCCCCATCCTTTACCGCATTCTAAGATTGTAATCATCCTATCCTCATCATCCTGGTGCCATTTAAGTTCTTCAGGATCTACGTTGGGAGAGAAGCTTCTTATTATACAGTCTTTAGTTACTGAGAGGTTGTGGTAAGGTCTACCAGTATCCTCCAAAGCTTGATTTGAGTCCGAGTAAGCTTGCATATCTTGGTAATCGGCAAGACCAGTATCCTGCTTTAGTTTTATCTTTTTTAGCCGGGCAGTTGTGGCGGTCTGAGAAGGCTTTTCTTGCTTCTTTGTTATTAATCTTAGCTGTTAATCCGCCTTTAGCATCTCCAAAGTTAACTACTACAACGTTTCCTTTATCGTTCTTAGTATATACTTTGTACTTCTTAGGGCCTGAGCTTCTCATTGGTTTGTTGAGCTTAACCTCTTTACCTTTATATTTTGCTTCGCTAATGGTGTCTTCATTCTCTTCTGTGATATCCACTACCCATATATCTGGGTCTGGATCTTCTTGAACTAACGAGGCAAGAACGTCAGCACCGGTAATTACTTTGTAATTAACTTGATCTCCTTCCATGTACTTTAGTACTGTTGGCATTTGAACTTCGTCGGTATCGGAGAATGTTATGTTTGGTTCCGGTAGCTGTCCTAGGAATGTTTTAATATCTGAGTACTTAGTTTTGTATCCTAACCCTCCTGCTGCTTTAGATTTTCCGGCTATATTTAACCATCTGTCTTCACCCATCTGCATTACCATTGGCTCTTGAGAAGCTGATTTCCAGGATGCTGCTGGTGATGGGATTACAACTGCAATTTCGTTTATCATTGGAAAGTCTAAAGGTACTTTCTTACCTTCAAATATTCCGAACTCTCCTACTTCGGTTTCAAATAAAAGCTCCATATCCTCTAAACATAGTTCAGTAAGGATACCTTTGTTTATTAAATGACGGGCTTGCTTGATAGTAGAGAAGTATGCTTCTGAACCTGGACGGTATACGTTTTCGTATAACGGTGTTTTAGTATCAAGATGGTATTTCATACCTTCTGTTAATACTTCTGTTAGTTTGGATTCTGTTAAAAGCATAAAGTATTTCTTTATAAATAGTTACTCCATATGCTCCTTGAGGTGCTTGAGGTATTCGTTCATACCTGTGATCATTTCTTGCTTCTGTTTCTGAGTGTTTCCTTTCCAGTCTTCTACATCTCCTTCTTCGGTAACAAATGTCATTGTTTCATTAACTTGTTCTGTTACCCATTGTTCTAATCCTATAGCCCAAGCTTGCATATTGCCTTGCATCATCTGCTTTTCGTACTGCTCGTATAATCCAGCTTTACGTAAGTCAGCTTCCATATCAACAGTACAGTTAAAACAGAATCCATGAATCTTGTACATCTTCTTAGATAAGTGATGTTTCATTGATCCTCCGCATTTGGGGCAAGTCAGAGGTACCTGCATAGATTTTTTAGCTTGATCTAACTTAGTTATATTTTGTTTAACACCGTTTTTAATCGTCCAGGTTCTACCATCTTCCTCCCAGATGTCACCTTCGCTATGCTTTTCTTTTCTTTTAGAGTAACCGGTTCCGATTGTGGTACGGCTAGTGAAATCTTTCTTAACTAAGTTTCTAACTCGATTGACTGCTCTAGAATCAAATTCTTTCTTCAGTTGACTCTCCTTCATCTTCTTTATATAACTTTCTTAATCTTTCTAAAACTGATGAAATATCAGATGCATTCTCTGGGTGATGTATACCGATACCGCCTGCTGCTTCCCAGTTGGAGATGTTATCTCTTCTATCATCTATTAATATAGGAATAAATCCTTGAGATATATCCTTTATTGCTATTTCTTGCTTATCTTTTGATCTCTTAAATATAACATCGCTAGAACTTAATCCTAAGTTTTGACCTGCCCATTGAGTTTTCCCTTCAGTTGCTGTAGGGTCAAAGTTGCTAAAGTCTCTGTAAGCTCTAGGAGGTGCTGTTAGTAGTTTGGGATCATATTGCTTGATCGATGCCCATAATTGACGTCCTGATGGAGTCCATGGCATACCTGACCAGAACTTAGCTCCTACTCTTCTGATCATTGCCCAAAAGTAAGGTGCTCCTTTTTCAGCTTCAATCTCTCTAGGACTTTTGCCGAATAAGTATTCAAAGCGATACTTAAAATCGCATAATACTCCGTCCATATCACAATATAAACGGTACTTTTTTAATTCAGGATTCATATCCTCCTTTGTAACTTCAAACAAATCTAATAAACTTTGCATTATAACTCTTGCCTAATACCTAACGCAGGTAATCTCTTGCGCCATAAGTTAAGAACTTTTTCTTTGTTATCCAATGAAATCATCGCTTTATCTAAATAATCATTCACTACATCGGCAAACGGTTTTTTAGATTTTTTAGCTTTATAATATAGTCCTTGAATCATAGCATCCACTTCTTTTGGAAGAGAGAAGTAAGAATCTTTATCTAATAAACCTGAGTCGATCATATCTCTTAAGTCTTGATCGTCAGGTAGATATTTACCGCTTCTAATATTCTCTCCGTCTTGAGTGAGGTGTTCTAATTCATGACGAACTACATCCTTAATATCCATTGATACTTCTTGCCAGTTTGGGTTTTTAGGGATTTGGAAATTAACGTTAATCATCGGTTGAATTTCTTCTCCATCGTCGTCGAAGCCGGCATTAGCGCCTCCGTCTACTTTGTAAGTATCTTCTGTAAAGTTTACTACTCCCATAAAGTCAAATTCGAATTGAGTAGATTCAATATCTACTTCATCGTAATCTGGGTTACCTACTCTAAATTCAAATTCTGCTTTTTTATCTCCTCTATCGTAAGCATCTTTAAATGCTTCAAAAGCGATACGAGATAATCTGTTTGTGAGTGTATCGTATTTTCCTTCTGCCAAAACTGTTTCTACAAATCTTTTACCAAATGACACTCCGGTTGATCTTAATTTATTTGAAAGACTGGCTGGTAGTTGGAGTCTTGCAGCAATCTTTTCAATATTATCTCCATGATCTCTCTGCAAGCGTATTACCTGTCTTATTAAATCCTCTTTTTGTGCTCTAGATAAAGATTCTATAATAGCAGACTCATCGAGAGTTTCTTGCTCTTTATTTGAATTTTCCCAATCCCTAAATAAGAAGCTGCCTTTAGCGTGAGCTTCTTGCTCAATCTCTTTTAATTTTTCATCAGCATGAACATCAGTGGTATAGAAAGTTAGATCTCTACCTTCTAAGTTCTGCATATGGTGTATAAGTTCATGACAGAAACTTCTTAATACATCCTTAGGATGACGTCCTGTAACATATAAAACTATCTCTTGAGTCTCTGGCTGATAGTAACCTGTTCTACCGAATAGGTTTTCGGCGTTCTCTTCATCTTGTCTGATTTTAACCTCTGGAATAGGAGTAACTTTCATTCCTTTAGTCATACAGTACTCTAGGATTGAAGCAATATGAGGTGCAAAATTAAATTGACCGATTGTTTCTTCTGCTACTTCTGGTAGTTGTCTTTGATGAGGAGTCCAGTCGTCTTGGTGGTTCTTATTCTTATCAAAATACGGTACTGATACTCTAATATGATCTTGTCTATACTCTACATCGAATTCATCTGGTAGAGCGTCTTGTAATATCTTTGTGTAGTTTTGAAGCTTTTGTCTTTCTTCGGAAGGAAGGACTGCAATAGGTGCTACAGGAGATCCTTTGGTGATTTCAGCTACTGCTAATTTAGGCGATGTAGCATTGGTTCTGAATTCAGGTTCTTTAGGAGAATTTCTTTTATATGCAGTTTTAAGTACCAAATCTTTTAGGTAATCATCTCCATACCCTTGATTTACTGCAGCGATATCTACTAGTTTTTTTAAATGAGTAAATACTCTATTCTCTCCTGCACCTAGAAAGTCTAGTTCATCGGGATACTTATCGTGTATCTTCTGCATTAGTTCGATAATATCTTCTTCAGTCAAACCTCTTTCAACTACCCTCTCTTTAAAGTGAGTTGTGAAGTTAATATCAATATCAAGATCAGCGAACATACTATCAAGAGTTCTTTCTAACTTGTTGAAATCTACTTTTTCCTCGTACATGAAGTTGGTAAACAGCTCATCGATAGCATCTGCCATTTTAGTTTCTGGTGTCTTCACAATATCGTATACTTTATCTTTATCTACTCCGTCAGGCAGTGCTTGGAAAAATGCTTCCTTATCTCTTGCCTTTAGTGCTTTTCTTGCTGCCGTACCGCTAACATCTGTACCGGTTGATTCAACAACCTCTACATTTAAGTTAGGGTACTTTTCTCTATTCTTCTCTAAGTAAGCAGTTCTGTCAGCAATATCAGCTTTATCTTCTTCATCTCTAGCTCCTAAAAACCAATACACCTCATCTTCCGGATTCTTTGTAGCGTAGGAGTACACATGTCCGATAGGAGGTTTAGTTGCCGGTACTATCTCTAGATTACCGTTTAAGTTATCTTTATATAGGTTCCAGATAGCTACAGCTTGAGATTGATCGATACCGTCTCTAATATTCTTACCGACAAAGATAATCATCTTATCTAAATCGGGTACTTGAGCTAAAGCTTGCTTAACTAATTCATAGTGACCTTTGTGCGGTGGTTTGAATCCTCCTCCAACTACTCCTACTTTCATGACTGTACGAATTGACTGAGTTTAGATTGTGCTTCTTCAAAACTTACTGATTGTTGCACTCTTTTAGAAGACTGTTCCTTAGAAAGCAAATCAGCAATTTGTTGATTGAGTTCTGCTTTTCTCTTGTCAGACTTAGCTTGTTCTTCTGGAGTCTTAGGTTTACCTTTCGGAGAAGGAAACATCTTCTTTATAGCCTCTACATCGTAACTCTTATCAGCATCAGCAGGATCATTATCGATTACTACGATATTGTCCCCAAATGCTTCCATATAGATATCTAAGTTCTTAGCTAATCCTGACCAGCTGCTTAGTACTGCAGGTGTTGGTAAGCTTCTATCTCTCTCAGCGTTCCTCTTTAACGAAGTCATTGGAGAGACATAAAGAGCAAACATAAATGTATTATATCCAAGTCTCTCTAAATCTGCTTTCTTTTTCAATAACGGTTTAAATGCAGCGCCTGTGCCGTCAATAACTATATTAAGTTTATCTTCAATAGCACTTACTTCTTTCTCTCTTGTAGTCTTTCTAGCACTACCCATCATCTTAGCAGCTTGAGAGAGTTGGTCTGGTGTCATATCTTTGAACTTAATCTCAGGACCGAACTCCTGTTTCAAAAGCACTTCATAATCATCATCTACGTTTATTATCTTAAAATTCTCTAAATTAAGTTTTCTTAAAATAGTAGACTTACCGGAACCGGCAGGCCCAGCCATAAAGATGGCTTTTGGTGTAGATGATTCTTCAGAAAGAAGAGCTTCGATTAATCTCATAGTTTTACTTTGGTAGGATAACTATTATAAATAGGTTCTGTAACCGGGTTATCTAATTTGTATAAACTATAGATAGTCTGGAATAAGTCAAAGTTTTCATCAATCTTATCGATTTGTTTTATCTCCCAACCTTTTCCCTGGTAGAGTCCTTCTTTCTTAGAAGGACCTCTCTTAGAAGATTTTAACCATAAGATACCGGTTCTGTCAATCTTTTGTCCAAACATCTCTTCCCAAGCTTTAGCGTAAGCTGCTAACTGCAAGTCATAAGAACGGTGGAGGTTATTTGAAGTCTTAACATCTAATAACCATCTTTCACCATCCATCTCTACAATTAAATCAGCAGTTCCTGCATACTTATATTTGTCTGAGAATGTGAATTCTTCAGCAGCAATAACGGTCGGTTTATGCTTTTGAAAGAACTCTGCAGCTCTTAAAATCATCTGCCATACTACTAAGTTGTACTTCGCATTACCAAAATCATCCATCCAGGTAATCTCTTTACCTGCAATTAGATCTTCTACAGCCTCGTGCACAGCAGTACCTTCGTTAGCTGCTTTTCTCATAATAAGGTCAGCGTTATGACCTACATCTTTTAGCCAGTTATCGAAGAATTTATTCTTAGGCATGTACTGTAGTACAGTAGTAACAGAAGGGTAGTATACTCCTTCTTCCTTTTTGTACACGCGGCGGTCTAAAAACGTTATCTGTTCTAGGGTACCGTCATACATTAAGTTCTTTCTTTTATGTTCATTCAGAACATTAGCACCTTTATAAATCATGCTAGTTGTAGTTTGTGCTTCAAGAGGTCGCTGAAGGTTAGCTCTTGTGCGGTTTGTACGTGTTGGGTAAAATTAGAGAAACCCATCTCGCTTGGATCTTTGTCTACCATATCTACTAAGAAGACACGTTTTCCCATTGATAAAAACTGCTCAGAATAGCTTAGCGCTTTCTTTAATGCATCCTTATCTAATGCTATATAAATGTCTTGAACCTTAGAAGAAACTAATTTCTTCATTAAGCTCTTAGATAATGTCTTACCTAAGATTGGAACGGCATTACGCTTAACAGCTATTGCATCAAATACTCCTTCAACAAGTATTATAGGCTGATTCCAGTTAATCATATTTTCAAATACGATAATATCTTTAGAGGCGGATGGATTCTTATACTTCATAAAAGCATCTTCAAACGACCTACCTACAAAAAAGTTTAGTTGATTATTTTCGTTATACGATGGGATAATTATTCTTCCTCCATAATCACCGGTCATACAGTATCCGATGTTATATTTAATAAAATCGTTATCAGTTAATCCTCTTCTATATAAGTACTTTCTGATCTTATTAGCAATAATCGAAGTAGTTGAGGCTGAGTATAATGGTTGAAACTCTTTCGGTAATTCAACTACTTCTAAGTCGTGATAGGTAATCTTATCACCTTTCTTAACGTATTTAAGTACAGCGATAGCTTCTTCTTTACCAATTTTTAATTGACGGAGAAGTGACTTAATAGTACGGCCGCGTGTATTACATACCCAACACTCCCAAGGATTATGTCCTTTCTCGTCGGAAGTTATCTTGATTTCAAGCTTAGGTTTACGGTGATTGCAAAACGGACAGTGAAAGGCATAGTTATCCCTTGCTCGTTTGTGAGATTTACCCAAAACATTTTCGACTGCATTAAGCAGTAATCCATTCTCCATATAGAGAGTCTAACTAGTTATAACTAAATATAAGAAATTATTCCTTAGGAATCAACTTTAATAAAGTCTTTCTGATAGAACTTACCTAAGA